AGGTGGAGCCAAACTTTTTGTACTGCATTTTTGAAAAGGTGGATTTTTTAATTGTTTTTCCACCTTTGGGAAAGGTGGAGCCAAACTTTTTGTACTGCATTTTTGAAAAGGTGGATTTTTTAAAAGTGTATTTTCTCATATAAAATGATTACATTAAAAAAGTTGAAAACAACTTTTTATTTATTTAAGTTACAAGTTTTTATAAAATACAAATTTTCAAAAAGTGGTGCAAATTTACCTTTTTTAGAAAAAGGTAAAACCGAAAATTACGGGTTTTGTCTCCACCTTTCACAAAGGTGGATTTAGACGACTTCCATAAACCTATTGTTCAAAAAGTCGGTGGTGGCGGTATCCAACAAGAAGCTATCATTGAAAATATTATCATCATCTAAATCAAGAAATTTTTCTAATGATGTTTTCATGACGCTTTGATATTTTCTTTGACTATATTCGTCTTGTAAGAAGTAGAAGTTGAACTCCTTGTTTTCTTGTTTGATAACTGATTCTTCTTCAGGATTGTATTTTGAAACTATATCAAAGAATAATTCTTCCATAAATGTATTGCATTTTTGGTAATCGTCAATATTTTCATTTCTGTGATAAATCAATGAATTAAACATAATCGTCTTCACCAAACTTTCATATGTAATTCCCTTTTCAATAAATTTTTTTTGAATTAATTCAAAAGAAGGTAATGGTTCATCTGGATTGTCACCATTATCATCATCATCATCATCATCATCTTCATCATCATCATCAGCCTCATCGTCAGCCTCATCATCAGCCTCATCGTCGTCATTTTCGTGATCATTTTCATCATCATCATCATCATCATCATCTTCACTATCAACAATTTCTTCAACCATTTCAAAACGACAATATGGACATCCAAATCCATTGAATGCAATACTTTTCATCAAGCAATTTGAATGAAATTTGTGTCCGCATTCAGTTGTAGCACAATTTTTACATAAATCAATGATTTCCATGCAGATTGGGCATTCGGTTTCGCACATGTTAGTTGTCATTGTTGATTATTGTTGATTATTGTTGATTTAGTTTAAGATATAGTTATAAATTTCAGTTAGTTTATTGTTGATTGTTATTATATCAAATAAAAAGTATTTCAATTTTATTTATTTGATATCAAAATTGGAGATTACATTTTTTTGATGTAAAAATAAAATATCAAATAATATTATAATGCTGTGTAAGTACAAAGATATATTTGGTAAAGCTGGTGAAGGAGCTCATTCTTATAGGATATTCAATGTTGCAGTCGTGGATGTTATACTTACAATTGTAGCAGCATTTATCATTCATTTATTTATTCCAAAATATAGTTTTATTTATATTTTAATATTATTGTTTATAACAGGTATTATTATGCATCGTTTATTTTGTGTTAGAACCACTATAGATAAATTATTATTTCCATAATGATGAAACTGATAAAAATGATAAAAAAATAATGTAAAATTATTAAACATATATGTATCAAAAAAAAATGAAATATTTTATTTACTATTTATGAAAAGTAAATAAAACAATTTACCAGTATCTTTACAATTTCAAAAATGAATCAATCCAACACTATGAGTCTTTACATTCCTCACGTCTTTGGCAACGTTACCAAAGAATATATGATGGAAACAATTGAATTCCAGGGTCTAGGTAAAGTAAAACATATTGATTTTGTAGAAAAAATGGGAAAAAATGGGAAGACCTATAATTCTGCATTCGTACATTTTGATTTTTGGAATGACAATATTACAGTAACTCATTTTCAAGAACGTGTAAAAGATCTAAATAAAGAGGCAAGAATTGTTTACAATGACCCTTGGTTTTGGGTTTGTTTTGAAAACAAAGGAAAAAAACACACTCCTGGAGAGCGCAAAGAGAGAATCAATTTGAATGATCTTTATGATAATAATAGTATCTCCAATGTGTTTGAGTTTGAAGAAGAAAAAAATGAAGTTAATGCAATTAACTTACCTCAAGAACTTGAAGATCAATTTGAGCGTGAATTACTGGAAGAATTCGGTTGCAATGATAATAACGTTTTTGATTATGTTAATTGCAGCAGTCTAATTTCATATACAAAAAAAAAAGAAATAGATATGGAATATGTGAGACAACTAGAAATGCTAAATTACAAACTAATTCATGATCTTTATGAATTACGTGGTGATTTCATATCCACCTTTTGAAAAGGTGGAGCCAAACAACTTTTGGAAAAGGTGGAGCCAAACAACTTTTGGAAAAGTTGCGCAAAAACTCACAAACAAATTTTGGTTTTACCTTTTTCAAAAGAAGACAAACAAAAATATAAAAAATATAAAAAGGATCGTAATTGGTCTTTTTTTTATTTATTTTTCAAAAACCAATCAACTGTTATTTCAATTCCATCTTTTATGCTGGTAAAATGAAAATTATCTCCCACTATTTCTTTTAATTTTTGTATCCCAACTGTTTTTTTATATTGACCATCACTATAATTAGTATCAAAAGCTACTCTTTCCTTGTAATCAAAATTTTCTGCTATCAATTGGCCAACTTCGCCTATACTAATTTCGTTTTCTTCAGGAACAGAAATAATAATATTTTCTTTAATTTTTTTTTCAAAGATAAACATGATTATTTTTGCTAAATCACGAGAGAAAATGAATTGCCTCAGTGGTTTTCCTGAACCGCGAATAACAAAATTTTCATTATTTTGCTTTGCTAAAAAACACTTATGCACTAAAGCAGGTAAAACATGCCCATTTTCTAAATCAAAATTATCATGAGGTCCGTAAATATTAGTTGGAATAATGCAAGTAAAATTGTCTCCATAATTTTCTCTGTACGAACGACAATGAATTTCTAACATTCTTTTTGCATAAGCATATGCATCATTAGAATAATGCGGCGGTCCATCGTGTAGCATATCTTCACTAATGGGATATGTTTTAATATTATCTGGAAAAATACAAGTAGATAAGCATGCGATAAGTTTTTCAACTTTATAATCATGAGAACATTTCACAACATTGTAGTTGATCATTAAATTCTTTTCTAACATTTCTACTTTGTTATTCATATTTTTAAATAATCCGCCGACACATGCTGCCAAATGAATTACATAATTTGGACGATATTTTTCAAACATTTCTTTTGTTCTCTCCATAATAGTTAAATCATATTGTTTTGAAGAAATAAAAATAAAATTATAATCGTTATATTCGTTTTCATGCTTATCAGCTATGTATTTAATTGCATTACCAACTAACCCAGATCCGCCTGTGACCAAAATAGTTTTTTTAAAATCAGTCATAGAATATAATATAATTATAAATATTATATTATTTTTATTTTACCTTTTAGAAAAAGGTAAAACCAAAAATTATGGATTTGGCTCCACCTTTGGAAAAGGTGGATTTTCTAAAAGTTGTTTTAAAAGGTGAATTTCTTCTTTGTTTGTTTTGATTTCTTTTTTCATATTTTTAATTTCATTAATCAATATTGGTATCAATCCAATATAGTTGATGGTTTGTGTATCAACCCCATCTTTTACTCCACTCACTAATTCTGGATAAATTTCTTGCAATTCATGAGCAATTAGACCAATATCTTGTTTCTTGGTTTGTTTATTCACGTAAGTTACAGGCTTTAAATAATCTACTTGGAATTTATCATCTAGTAATTTTACATCTTCTTTAATACGATAATCACTTGTTAATGCAACATTATTAGCGTAAACAGCACTTAATGCGTAAACATTATTACAATAGACATTGTTATTTGTATTATTTACATTACCGATACCACCTGTTGCAGCGACGGCTCCTGTTAAAAACAAGTTCCAAGCATTTACACTGGTGGAATAAGTGAGTTCACTAGTAGTAGTATTGTAACTTAGTATATAATTAGCTCCTGAATTTCCACCTGTTACATCACCCGTTCCAGAACGAATTGGATTTACAAAAAACCCAGTAGTACCTGCATTTACGTCTTTCCTAGAAGATGCATTTAAAACAATACTATAGGGTGCTTGACCTGTTGATCCACCAGCATAATATCCAATAGCGACAGAGTTAGGTCCTTGATCTATGTAACCTGCTTTATTGCCAATCGCTATTGACATAGTTCCTTGATTTTGATTACCTGAATAAGTACCAAATGCAACCGCATTATATCCTTGACTACTTACACCAGCGCTATTACCGATCGCAATAGCATTAGTTCCTTGGATACTTCTACCAGCATTAATACCGATCGCAACAGCATTAACTCCTTGAAAAAGATTACCAGCATAATTACCCATTGCAACTGAATTAACTCCTTGAGTATTATTACCTGCATTATCGCCAATTGCAACTGCATAACTTCCTTGACCAGTAAAACCTGCACTACGACCAATAGCAATTGAATAATCGCCTTGATAAATTCTTCCTGCACGTTGACCTATTGCGAGTGAAGATGCACCTTGATAATATCTTCCTGCATCACGTCCAATTCCAATTGAAAAATTTCTTTGTAATAATTGACCTGCAAAATCACCAATTGCAACTGTATATTGTCCTTGAGTATTATTACCAGCATTTCTACCAATTCCAATTGCAAAGTTATCTTGCATAATATTTCCTGATTGATAACCGATTGCAATTGAAGTAGTTCCTTGATTATTATTACCTGCATTTTGACCAATCGCAATTGCACCACCATGTTGAGAAATTTTACCAGCAAAAACACCGATTGCAACGCTATTATCTCCTTGATCATTAGTAGCTGCATAATTACCGATTGCAACTGAATTACTCAGTTGAAACTCTTGACCTGCTTTATTCCCAATTGCAATTGAAGCATTTCCTTGTGTATTGAAACCTGCACTTTTACCTATTGCAATTGAAGTATTTCCTTGAAAAGTAGTACCAGCCATTTGACCGATTGCAATTGCACTATCTAGTTGATTGTCCTTACCGGCATAATAACCGATTGCAACTGAATAAGTACCTTGATTATTATTACCTGCATAATTACCGATTGCAACTGCGTAATTGCCTTGAGTATCTACACCAGCAAGTGCACCAATACGAACGTTCGCATCTCCTACTACCCAACTACTACCACTCCAATAGATATAATCTGATGGATTTATACCATCTGGAAAAAAACCTGGAGTTCCTGGGCGTCCTTGAGTTCCAGTGGGACCAGTAGATCCTTTTAAACCAGTAAAACCTACAGGTCCAGTTTCTCCTATACTCCCTGTATCACCTTGTGGACCAATAAACCCTTGTGCACCTCTAAACCCTTGTGGACCTCTTTCCCCTTGTGGACCAGTAAAACCAATTTCTCCAGTAGCACCTGTTAAAGTTGCACTTCCTGGATTACCTTGTGGACCGCTATCCCCCTGTGGACCAGTAAGACCTTTTGCACCAGTAGCACCTGTTAAAGTTGCACTTCCTGGATTACCTTGTGGACCGCTTACCCCTTGTGGACCAGTAGGACCTTTTGCACCAGTAGCACCTGTTAAAGTTGCAATTCCTGGATTACCTTGAGGCCCACTTACCCCTTGTGGACCAGTAGGACCTTTTGCCCCAGTAGCTCCAGTATTTACTGCAGTCCCTGGATTCCCTTGAGGTCCAATAACCCCTTGCGGTCCTTGCGATCCTTGCGGTCCTTGTACTCCTGTTGAACCTACCAACGTAGATATGCTACTTGTGTATATATTGTAGTTTGATATTCCACTTATATATTGTCCAGAAGATGATACAGCAACTGAAGTCCAATTACCAATAGGTGCAGTTGGCGAGATCTGCCAGGTTTGTCCATAATCGGTAGAAAAATACAACCCACCATTTTTTGTTCCTGCTACTTGATATTGACCACTAATCGATACTGAAACACAACTCCAATTTTCTTGCGGTGTTGAAACTATATTCCAATTTACACCGCTATTATTTGATATAAAAATATTACCAGTGGTTACTGACATAGATGTTGCTGTTTGATATTGACCGCTTCCTGACATTGCTAGAGAAGCCCAGTATTGTGAATTATTAGGAAGTATGTCCGCACTTTTAATCCAATTTACACTACCATTAATTGAATAATATAAAAACTTTCCTACTTTTGGAAGTACTGTTTGACATTGTGGATAATTACCTCTCGTGGATACATAACTACCAGGTCCGTCTGTTAGTATAATATCTAATGATACTGCAATAGCTATAGGATATGATGACGTAGGTTCATTAAAAATTTGTTCATTTAAAAGAAATTCTCGTGGTTGTGTAAAAGAGAAAAACATACCATTTCCTTGTGCTATAGCAATATATGTGCCATTTGCTGATATTGCAGGACTTACTACAGAAGAACCTTCTGGATTTTGAATCTCTAAATAATTATTATTATTAAAACCATTAACAGAGCTAAGAATACTGTGTCTTCCGCTATTTGCAATTATTGAATCAGTTGCAACTTCAAGTGTTCCATCTGTTGACACCGCGAGACCACACCAATCAGATACTGGTAAGTTTGTTACATTCCATGTACCATTATATCCATAATTATTTGATACATAACTATTATAATTAATTGGTGACGTACTAGATTTGTTAGAAACTGCAATTTGAAGATTACCGATTGACGACATTGCAATCAAAATAAAAGTTCCGTCTATACCTGCTGGCGCAGTTATTTTTTTCCATTCAGTCAAACCAAAATTGGAATAGTCTATTGTATAATTAGAACCAGGGCCAGGTATACCTGTACCACCGTTGGCTCCAGGCGGACCTTGAGGTCCTTGTTGATTTTGTATCTGAAATAACGATTTACTAAAATAATTATTATTTAAAATGTTATCCATTTTATATAATAAAATATGAAAATTCTTTAAATTTAGCTTAAATATATATATACTTAATATATATTATACATGAATTTTGATTTGACAATTAATAATTATAATATAAATGAATTAAGGGATATGTTTGAATTACCTGAAAAATATGATAAAAATATGATTGATGTGAAAGAAACAAAAATAATAGATAACATTATTAAAAACAAAAATATAAACGAAGAAAATAAATTAAAAATAATTTCTTTTTTAATTAAAGCTAAAAATATACTAAGCGACCACATTAACAATAATAATAGTAATGACAATGAAATGACGATTGTATCTAAACAAGCTTTCACAAATAATAAACCACTACATACAAGAGAAGTATTACCAAGAACAGAACTCCTTAGTTACGACGACCATATGGTGCAAGTACGAACTCCTGATGGTCATCCGCCTGATGCAACATTTGTTAGAGGTATACTAAATCCTTTAAGAAAACGAATAATAACAAGAACAGTAACAATTGACTCACGATTTAGGGAAAATTATTATAATTCGGCGGCTACAAACTACAATATTCAATTACCAATGGTTATAGAAAATGTTGTATCTATGCAATTATCGTCAATTGAGATGCCTACATCATATTATGTTATATCTAATCAATATCAAAATAATTATTTTACAATAACAGTAAACGATGAAAGTGAAGTATTAGTAATAGCTAGTGGTAATTACACTACAGCGTCTCTTGCATTAAATATTAATACTCAATTAACCAATTTAGGCGGTAATTTTAAATATGTTGTATTTGCTGTAAACATAGGTACAGCTTTTGGTGGTTCCGGACAAATGATGGTTGGATTAAATCCAAGTACACCAGTTGGTGCTATAGATAAACTTGAATTAAATTTTCAAGCGGATAGATTTGGTAACGATGATAGAAAGACACCACTTACGTTAAAATTTGGATGGATTATGGGATTTAGAAATGGTATTTACACTGGCAATTTGAATTATGTTTCAGAAGCAATCTTAGATATTTCAGGACCCAGATATTTTTATTTAGTCGTTGAGGATTTTAATAACAACAATAACAATGGTCTTTTTTATACAGCATTTAATTCATCCTTATTAAATAAAAGTATTTTAGGACGTTTTCCTCTAAACACATCACTTTACAGTCTTTTACTTCAAAATAATTTAAATGTTGTTGTCTTAAAGAGAGAATATTTTGGTCCGGTAACTATACAAAATTTACAGATACAATTATTAGATGAATTTGGACGTATTGTTGATTTGAATTATATGGATTTTAGTTTTTCTATATTATTAAATATTGCATATGACATCTAAGCAACTTTTCAAAAAAGTTGCGCAAAATGGTTTACCTATTTTTATAAAATATTAATAAAAAGATTTGAACAACATTTTTGGTTTTACCTTTTTTTAAAAGGTAAAGAAAAGGCAAAGAAATAATAAAGGGTTATATTAGTAAATGGCTTTAACTTTGCCAACAAGATTCTTCCCAACAAGTCCAGGTAGAGCAGCTTTTGGGGTAATTAAACCTGTACAAAATGCAGGTGATTACATTTTAAATAAAAAAGCTAAAAATACTTATTGTAACGTGAGCCTATGCAAACCTGCAAATAAAGTAGTTAAACAAAGTGACTTAATATTATTAAGAAAATCTAATTATTTATACAATAAATGCAATTCATATAATTATAATAAAACTAATTTAAGTATTAATTTGTTAACTAAATTAGATTTAAATGGTATAAAAGTTATTGCAAGTAATAGTAGTGGTGTATCACCAACTACAATTATACCGCTAACACAAGCAAACACCGCATATCTTGCAGCCAATCCTTACTTTACGCTCTATACAACTGATCCATGTGGTGAATTATTTGGTAATAGTACATGTGGTATTAATAATTATCAAAATTATGTTGTTTATAATCCACCTTATGTATCAAATGCCAAACAATATGAAAGTAGATTTAATTGTAATAATATTTTATAATTTTCATTTATCGTTTAGCCCCCATTTTAATAAGCATTCTATTTGCTTTTTTAGAAATATTCATATATTTTCTACTTTTTGTCCTATATTGACGTGCTCTAATGTATGCAGAATAAACACCTTTAGAACTAACCTTGCAAGTATTTTTTTTGCATATTGGGAAGGATTTATTAGGCCCTAAAAAACACTTTTTTCCACACTTCTTCATCATAACAGTTCTTTGATGAAAACCAGGTTTTTCTGTTTTCCAACCACGAGTGGCGGAACCGCGACCCGTATTTTTACGTGTAGTTGTCATAATTATATACTATTACCACATATTATTTTAATTTTCTAAAATAAAATAAAATAATATAATAATAATTTATTTTAAAACAATGTCATCAGATAACGAAGAAAAAAATAGTGTTGATTCTGATTATAGTAAAATAGCAAATAATAAAAACATCAAAGAGTTGCAATTCAGCGCTTCATCGTCAGCATTAGTTTATAGTTTTGACGATGATCAACATCAAAATGTAGAACAAAATGAAAATTATGATCTATTGGACGAATTGATTTTACATGGATCGTATAATGAACATGAAAATGAAGATGAACATGTATTTCTTAATGAAGTAGACGAAAATACAAAAACAGATGCATCAGGAAACCCAACAGACCCATCAGGAAACCCAACAGACCCATCAGGAAACCCAACAGACCCATCAGGAAACACTATAAAACCAACATTACCAAAAAAAAAGCAAAAAGAAGTTAAATTAACCGTTGATAAATACACATTTAAAGAAGTTGAAGATGATATCAAGGCTACTTATTTTGAAGAAAACCACAAATATTCAAGTTCTTTGGATATTTTGGCTAGCTATTTGAAAGGACAAAAATTGATTTACATGGAATCAAAAGCATACTGTGAAGGAGAGTTAAATAAACTAATGATGCCTTCTATCGTATTATCAACCTCTGCAACAGTATTATCTGCCTTGATAAAAGATTTCAGTTGGGGATCTTATTTTATTGCATCTGTAAATGGTGTCATTGCATTTTTACTTGCTTTAGTCAATTATTTCAAATTGGATGCCGCATCGGAAGCACATAAAACATCATCACATCAATATGACAAATTACAAACATCTATTGAATTTTTATCAGGAACATCACTATTATTTCCAAATACAATTGCAAAAAATAATCAATCCATAGAACAAGTAATCAGTGAAAAAATATCAGATGTTGAAAAGAAAATAGGTGAAATCAAAGAAACAAACCAATTTGTAATACCTAAAATCATAAGAACAATGTATCCAATTATTTATAATACAAATGTTTTTTTAATAATTAAAAAAATAGAAGACTATAAAAAACGGAAAATCAATAATTTGAAAGAAACCAAAAACCACTTAAATTATTTGAAAGCGGTGTTATCAGCAAAAATGATGAATATGAAACTTGATGATGACAATAGTAAAATAAAAAGTTTACAACAAAAAATAAGGTCATTATATGAAGTTAAAAATGATTATGTAAAAGAAATATTGATATTAAAATCAGCCTTTTCTATTATTGATGAAATGTTCATTAAAGAAATGGAAAACGCCGAGATAAAGAAGAAATATTGGGTACGAAACTATATTATTGGATTATTTGGAAGCACATTTTTAATGGATACATTTTTAAATACAAAAGACCCAAAAGAATTGAATGAGTTTGTAATTAGTATTATGAATCCTTATAAGAAAGACGATATGGATGTTAAAATTAAAGCCCAACTAGATAAAATCAAAGAAAAGGAAAAGAGTAATGAAAAGAGATATAGAGAATTAAAGAAAATCAAGAAAAATTTAGATGACTTAAGTATTAAAAATTTCAAAATAACAAATGAACTTATAAATGAAAATATTAATTTATCCAAAAATATTTACGATAAAATAGAGAAAGGTATGGTTTGTCATAAGGATACTATACCAAAAAAATCACGTTTAAGAACCATTATCAGTTTATTTGATGTTGGTAACAGTGAAAAAAACATGAACCGCGATAATAAAAATGAAGTAGAAGGTAATTTTATAGATTATAAAGATGCATTTGAAAATCAAAGTTATTACAACAGAAAAAATTCAGACTCTGATTTTTCAGATATGGATATTAATGTGGATACAAAGGTATAAATATGTTAACTACGTTAAAATATGTATATAAACAAAAATATATACATATTATCTAATATTCAATTATATCCGGCTTACTGGATTTGAACCAGTGACCTATTGATTTCAATATTTTACATCTACAGTCAACCGCTCTGCCAACTGAGCTAAAGCCGGATATATTTCATATGTCTATTTATTTAAGTATTTTAATGAAAATATATAAATTATTTGAAATTAAATAAATGGTTCATTCCATTTGCACCATTTAAATTTGGAATATTTCTAGAATTGATTATTATATTTCGGTTGTTATTGTTATTAAACAGTAATTTTGTAGATTTAATTTCTGCGATTCTATTTCTCTCATTGATTGCATTTACTTTATTGATAATTAGTTGTTTAATTAATTCTTTTTTGGTTAAAGGTATTTGTGGTTCTTCATTTTGAGGTTGGTATGGTTCCTTATAATCCTTAAAAAATTTATTATAAATATAACTGCTTTTATTAATTTGTGATTGGTAATTATTTTGTGGTTGTGGTTGTGCTTGTGGTTGTAAACCACTAAATGTCACCCTTTTTTGTTGTGGTCGTTTTTCTACAATATTTTGCAATTTATCATTACTAATAAATTCCAATTTTCCATCAATTACAACAGTATTCATAGAAGACAAAATATCATCATAAGATATTTGTTTTTTTCTTGAATTATATTTTTGTGTTTGATTTTTTAAAGGATTATATGGTTGTTTCTTTGACACTATTATGTTATTAGTATTGTTAGTATTGTTAACATTGTTATCATTATAAAATGTATCATCTAATGTATTGGTAGCATTATTTAATTCATCATAATAAGTATCTAATTCTGTAAAAGTTAGATCCATTAAATATATATTTATAAAAAAATAATATATATTTTCTATATAAACATATGTTAAATACATTTATTAAAACTAAAGGAGTTACAAAAACACTTATTCATAATAACAATAAAAATTATATTAATGAGCTTAATTGGGATGCTGATTATGATGGGGAAAAGGCCAATATTTCTTTAGACATTGATGAAAACGGAACAAAAGGACATTTGAATATGAAAATGAACAATGATGAATTAGCGGAATTATTGAATATACCCAGTGAAAGTAGTATGTTGGATGAAAGATTGTACAATGATTTTTTAAGTAATCATCCAACCAATGAATACAAAATAATAGAAATAGAAGACTTACCTAAATCTACTATCCATAACAACAATAAATTTAATTTGTTAAAAGATTCTTTTGAAAAACATAAAAAAAAGGTGCGCTTTGAAAATGATAATGCGACGGCTGAAAATATTTATACACATATATCAAGTCCCGAACATGGTGAAGAAATAATATTTCCATTGATCATGAATGACACTAAAACACGTAAGCATAGAAGACATAAAAAACCAAAATCGCATATAACTTATAAAGTTTATAGAAAGAATAAGCATAGATCACATCCATCATCGCATATACAATCATCTAGAAAAACGCTTAGAATGCGCAGACATAACGGACACTCAAGAAGAACATTTTAATTTATTGACATTTGGATTCTCTTTGTGATTTTGTTTCTGCATTGTATTTATTATAAGTGTGTCATCTTCTGACAAACTTCTCTCCCTTTTACTGAGCTTATACATTTTAGCAATATGTTTATCCATCATTTGTGTTAGATAAAATTTGGAGGCAAATAAAATATTGTTTGTATCATTATCATAAATAGACTCAACATAGATTCCTTTTATATTTTTAATTATTTTAAGAAATTTAACAATGTAATCTATGTTATAAACATGACTTTGAAAACTTAATGTAATTACACAGTGATTTCTGTTATAACAAAGATTATTTTCAAATTCAAAATCATTGTAATAATAATTACACCCATTTTCTAGTGCTATGCTGATAATAAGCTCTTGTGTTTCAGTGATATTTTGTTTCAAAGCATTAAAAGATACTTCAATATTATACCCCATTATAATATCTAAATATTTTTGTTTTAAAAAAAAATATAATCTAATTTGCTTATATTTTTTTTCTCAATATATATTGATTCAACTGATAATAAAAAAATAATTCTTTTTCAAAATTGTAAAAGTTTGTTTTTTGAATTTGTTGTATGTTTTATATAACAAAATCAAATATATATTATTTATATAAATGTCTTTTAGAAGAATTGGTGGTATTAACCGTGCTGCTAATAATAATATAATAAGAAATAATGTAACTACAACAGATAATTTAATTGTTACAAATCAAGTTGGCGAGCCTAATTCTAGAATAGTTATTGAAAGTGAATTAAATATAAAAAATAACGTTGAAATAAATGGTAATTTAATAGTTATTGGAGCTATTATAGGTGGATGTACAGGTCCTACAGGCTTCACTGGTTTCACAGGATCAACTGGTTTCACTGGTTTCACGGGACCAACTGGTTTTACTGGTTTTACGGGACCAACTGGTCGTACAGGACCAACAGGTCCAACAGGTCCTCAAGGTTTCACTGGTTTCACGGGACCAACTGGTCGTACAGGACCAACAGGTCCAACAGGTTTCACTGGTTTTACGGGACCAACTGGTCGTACAGGACAAACAGGTCCAACAGGTTTCACTGGTTTTACAGGACCAACTGGTTTTACTGGTTTCACAGGACCAACTGGTTTTACTGGATTTACTGGTTTTACAGGACCAACGGGTTGTACGGGATCAACAGGTCCAACAGGACAAACAGGTCCTCAAGGTTTAGATGGTAAAGCAACTAATACTGGTGCTACTGGTCCTCAAGGGTACAATGGTATCACCGGTACAACTGGTTATACGGGTGTAACAGGTCCTCAAGGTTTAGATGGTAAAGCAACGAATACTGGTGCTACTGGACCAACTGGTTTTACTGGTTTTACAGGATTTACTGGACCAACTGGTTTTACAGGATTTACTGGACCAACTGGTTTTACTGGTTTCACGGGTTTCACAGGTTTCACGGGTCCAACAGGTTTCACTGGTGAAACAGGTGCAACTGGTTTTACAGGATTTACTGGACCAACTGGTTTTACAGGATTTACTGGACCAACTGGTTTTACTGGTTTTACAGGATTTACTGGACCAACTGGTTTTACTGGACCAACTGGTTTCACAGGATTTACTGGACCAACAGGTTTTACTGGTTTTACAGGATTTACTGGACCAACAGGTTTCACTGGTTTTACTGGTTTCACAGGACCAACAGGCTTCACAGGTTTCACTGGAGCAACTGGTTTCACAGGTTTCACAGGACCAACTGGATTCACAGGTTTCACAGGTCCAACAGGTTTCACAGGTTTCACGGGTCCAACAGGTTTCACTGGTTTCACAGGACCAACCGGTCGTACAGGACCAACCGGATTCACAGGTTTCACAGGATCAACAGGTTTCACAGGTTTCACGGGTCCAACAGGTTTCACCGGTTTCACGGGTCCAACAGGTTTCACCGGTTTCACAGGACCAACCGGTCGTACAGGACCAACCGGATTCACCGGTTTCACAGGACCAACCGGTTTTACTGGTCCAACTGGTCCAACTGGTCCTAACGTGCTTACATTTAATGGATTAACCGGCCCACAGGCAGGTTCAACACCCTATTTATTTTCTACTTATAACATTGTTCCATATGCAAATAATACATACAATT